TACAGCCGCCACTGTCGCTCATTGAGCACTCCGTGCATCATTTTGTATTGATCTTGCTGAGAGAACTCTATCATGCCCTCAGCTTATCACATCTGTCCCTTTCTGTGTACTTTATTTCCGCGAGTCTCCTAAGAAGGATGACGATGAGGACGACGGGAAGCGGTACTTCTGTGGCCGTTGCGGCTGCATGATGCCCATCTCACACTTCCCTCACTGAAAGGAGGTTTTGATGAGTGACGATGACAAGCCTACAACCGCCCGGGATAGGCAGGTGAACAACCTGGAAATCTCAGGCTGGCTGCACTCGCCAGTCGAGAAAAAACAGAGCGCCAGCACACAGAACTGGTATCTCTCCACAAAGCTGCTCATTGCAGATGACAAGCCACTGGCCTACATCACACTGTGGATGAATGAGCATGTAACGCAAGAGGTGGTAGATACCGCGCTTGCCTTCCATGAGGGGGACAGCGTTGTGGTGACGGGTGAGTTAAGCCCCTGGGTTTCACAAGGGCGAACGTATATCGGCATCAAAGCCTATAGCATCAGCTAAGGAGGGCTCTCATGACCGTTGATCTCTCACGCCTCACCTATAACGACAAAATTACCTACACCCGGGGGTACACAACACAATCCGGCATCGAGGACCAGGACGCCGAGAAAGGCCCGTATACGTCCCTGGTTGTGGATATTGGCGAGAAGCTCGTAGAAGTCCGGGCAGATGGGATGCACGGTTGGCAGCCCCTCTATATCGTGTTTAAAAGCGATATTCTGGGCGTTGAGCCCAACCAGGATGACCGGAAGTAGGGACATACGGTTTCCGCTACAGCATTCGCGAGAAATGGCCTGAAATAATTCGGACGAGTGATTGTACGGTAGGACTACATTCAGCGGTGGAGGTCTCATACATTGAGTTTGATTTTGGGGTAAGGATAGCACGACTGTCATTTACCTCAAAGGAGGCGACTAAGGGTGTATAGACCCATCAGGCATGGTTGCGCCTTTAAGTGACCTGGCTGTTTTCAGTTGTTCTTCAGTAACGTTGGCTCCTTCCAGGTTGGCTTTGGTTAGGTCGGTTTCACTCAGATCGGCTCCATCCAAGTTGGCTTTAGTTAGGTTAGCTCCACGTAGGTTGGCTCCCCATAGATCGGCTTCACACAGGTTGGCTCCTTTCAGGTTGGCTTCAATCAGGTAGGATGTCACCAATTGGGCCCTGCCCAGGTTGGCTTCACGTAGGTTGGTTAGGTAGAAGTCGGCAAAATTTAGGAAGGCTTCACTCAGGTTGGCTTCACGTAAGTCGGCTCCATTCAGGTCTGCCTCCAACAGATCGGCCCCATGTAGGTCAGCTTTATACAGTTTGACTCCACGTAGGTCAGCTCTATACAGGCTAGCTTTATATAAATCAACAATGCTCTTGTCTTTGTCTATAAGGCCAGACTCGTAAAGGAATTGGAGAACACTTCTTTTGCGCTCATTATTCAGGCGAGGGAGCACCATCAATGTCCGTACACGTGCAATTTTGCGTATTTCTTTCTCTGGGTCTGACTCACGTAAGTTCTCATGAAGTAGGAGTTCTGACATTTTATCGATGTACGCTTGCAAAGCAGCTTCTTGTTGGTTATCAGTAGCAATAGCTTGCTCATTTTTCCGTTCGACACGATTAAACCAAAAAGCAATCAGAGCAAGGGCTACAGGGATAATGAGCAGTTGCAGCCAGTCCCACAGCGTTTTACCTGATTTGTAGGTTCCATTGAACCCTGTCCAATCGAACCTGTATCCTGCGATAATCAATGCAATAGCTACTACCAGGACGCTTGCAACGACCACGACCAGGATAGTTACTCGATGTGTTTTTATTTCCACCCACCATGTGCGAAGCCTTACTATCATCGTCTGCTCTCTCCGTTGCAGTATACTCAGTCAGAGTATAGCAGACAGAGCATGTAGCAAAGCCTACTTCTAGCCCATTTGGGCGGCTTATCTGAGCTTGACTACCAGTTAGTGCGGTTCTACTTGATTGTACCTACCCCATCAAAAAAAGGCTCTCAGCGCGAAATTGAGCATTGAGAGCCTTTACTACAAGAGGATATAAAGTTGGTTATGAAACATCTCGCATGAGTCTTTCTAGAACTATCTCACGTGTACGGAGTGGATCTTGTCCCTCTAGCGATATTGGTGTCTTTCGAGGAACATAGCCCTTGACGCCCAATAGTGATTCGTAATATCCAGTAACGAACATAATTTCATCAGCAATTTCTCCTAAGCGTTCTTTTTTCAAACGCTTCTCCTGCCTTTTTGCAATATTCCATTGCAGCCATACAAAGATAATCCCAACGATAACAGCAATATTCTGAATAATTGTTGTAACGGTTACCAAATTCTGTAGTAGTGGCATTAGTGCTTTCTCCATGTCCTTAAACAAAATACTCCTAAGAAGTATAACGAGCGCTCTATCTTTTTATAAAGTGATGCCCTCCCGGCCAGGGCGTCATTGGCCGGGAGGGCATCATGCCGCGCCTTTGCCATGGCCGCGCGGAATTGCCTGAGTACATGTGTCTACTTATCGGAGCAAGAAATTGAACTTGTGGGCAAATTTCGTGCATACGATCTAGCGTAGGAAGGAGAATCTTGCGCGCAGGCGTTCGGCGCCTTCGTCAGCCTGCCCGGCGAGTTGCCTCAAGTAGCGGTCAGTTGTCGATATATTTGAATGCCGAAGGAGCCGCTTCAGGCTGAGTAGATCCTCACCCAGGGCGTAGCGATGCAGCGCTGAGCTATGCCTGAAACTATGGAGGCTGAGACCGGCGCGATCTTCAATCCCAGCTCGCTGACAAATTTGGCGGAAACGACTATTTATATAATCATCACCTAGGGGCTGGTTTGTGGGGCTGCCATGGCGTCCCTGACCTGGATGGGTGCTAACCCAAATCGGATCATCTGGCTGCATGGTAGCAAGTCTACCCGAGGCCTCCAGGTAGCGAAGAATGGTCGCATAGGCGAACTCGGGCAACTCTTGTGTATCGAGCAAGCGCTTATGCCCTTTACCCCTAAAGGTATACAATCTTCCGCGGCGCTTGTACCCGTTTGAGTCGGTGAGCATGCCCTCGCTGATATCCCCCCACTTCAGATTGACTAGTTCACTACGCCGGCGGGCGCAAGCCAGGAAGGTGACAAAAATGGACTTGTCCCGCAGTGAGATAACGCTCGAATCGGAGATCGCGCCGAAAAACGCTTCTAGCTCCTCCTCGCTCATAGCCCTGTAGTGTTCATCCGGCTTTCCGTAGCTGATTCCCTGCACTGGCGGTATGCCCACAAACAGAAATGTGTCAGTGCCAGGAATGAGCCAGTTAGAGCACCATCTATAGTAACTGATCAAGACGCATAATCTGAGATTGCGCGTCGCCGGCGCGACCGGTTGGCCAGCATTGCGTTTGCTCTCGGATTTCTGAGCCAGGAACGCCAGCACATCGGTGCGCGTGGCCTGCTGTGGTGTACGTGGAACTGCAAAAAAGCGGCGCAGCATCAGGCGGTATGACTCTACAGTGGCATCCGATCCGGAGCGCTCCCACAACTGGCTCAAGAATTGCTCCGTGGCCTCGCGCCATTCGGGCGGGAAGTGGTCAAAGGGTGCAGGAACATCGTTCGCTACACTGGGCCGGAGTTGCCAGTTCGCCAGGATGGCAGGCAGGGGTTTCTGATAGAGTGGCAGGCCCGCGACCTCATAGTTACTGGCGAAGCGATAGAAATCGGCGAGAATGCCCACACGACGCCGATAGGTACTAGCTGAAACGTCCTGGCCGCGATTTTGTGGCGCGTGTGAGCCAGAGCGCGAAAAGGTCTGGATCTCGGCATCGGTCACCGCATCTGGTGAAGTGTTACCGAGATCATGTAGAAAGGTGTAGAGGATCGAGTGATAGGTAATGCGGCTGGTCGCAGACCGGTTCGACAGCAAGAACGCATCGAGGCAGTCCTGCCAGGAATGATCAAGCATAGAAGTTCCTCCTTGCAATGTTATTATAAACAGACTTCTTATTGGTTCACACGAAAACGGTCAAGCGGCATCCTGCGCCCCTGGTAGGCATGCGTGCCTAGCGGCCAGTGCCCTTGACGCATGGAGACCAGGAGGTCTACCGGCTCGCCGCGACAAATGGGGCAGAGGCGCGGGCTTTCGTGCCGGTGCTTCAACCTGCGTTCCAGGGACAGGGAGGCGATTCGCGAATCACATTCCCACAACCGCGCCAGCTCCCAGGAGATACCGGCATCGCTCACGACCTCCATCAATCTTGCGCCATTGCCTGCGCGATGCAGCGCCAGGCGCGTGTCAAGATGGGAGGATGAGCCGAGATAGTGCCCGGCATGATGAAGCTTTGTATGGAAGTGAATCAGGTAGACGAAATGGTGTGTTGCTGGAAAATGGCGAACGGTGAGCCCGCGCCATTCCAAAATGATAGAATCAGATTCGGTGTTCATGGTCTACTCCGTGTGCACCAGCCGGTCTGGTAGGGCCTCGGAAACTCATACCAGACCTGGCCACAATTGCGACTACCACCAGCTCCCGTCGCTGCATTGCGTTGTCGCGTTGCGCTCCTGTGGCTCGCACCAGGCGCAGCGGCAAACGGGCGGATGCGTGCCCGTTTGCTCCAGTTCGTCGTAGTCAATCGGGACCGGCTCGACGTCTGTCTGGCATGGGCAAGTAGGGTCATCGCAATACGGGTGTGAATCAGTGTGGATGATTGGGTCTTCCATCGGGATTGCGATTGGTTGGGGTCCAGCGATCGCATGCATGAGGTAATCATGCATCAGTTTACGGGGGTCGTTCGCCATAGTGTATAATCCTCCTTAGATGTGATTGGCCTGCGGGTGGCTTTTCGTGATTGCCTACCCGCAGGCCTCTTCTTGCTACTCGTACAGGGAAAATTCCTGCACGTACGCTTCCCTGCTCAACTTGCGGTCCTCGCGGGCCTGCAACTCCGCAACTACTCTCGGCGTTTCTCCACCCATCGCCAGCGCGATCGTGGCGCGCCTGATCTTCAATACTTCCTGGACGGCGGCCAGGTGGCAGCAGGGGCGACCGTGCGCGCCCGCTGGGCAATTGCACTGCCACATCGAGCGCGCATTTGACCAGCGTTGCTGGTACCAGGTGTTGGGTGCCGTGTTGGATTGACAAACATAGTAGGTCTCATGCGAGATCTTGTCTGTTCCCCTCGCGATCGCAGGGGCGGTGATGGTCGTGATTGCCTTGGTCATTTCTGTCTCCTTAGAACATTTGTACTTGTCGCGCCGCTTGTAGAGCGGGTTCGTGAACTTCTCACACTTCTAGTATACCATGCATTATACTGAAATACAAGTGTTTTGAGGCTGTTTCTATGAAAAACTATGAAATATTGCGTATCTCACATGACTATGGTAAGATATGGATATCGACAGGCTATTATTGGCAACGAAAGGACATAATGAGATGCCTGAAAAATTGTTAAGCATCAAGCAGGTAGCGGACTACCTGGGCGTTACGACGCGCACGGTACAGGCGTATGCAAATGAGCAGGACCCCGAGCTACGGTTAAACGGTGTGCTGCTGGGTAACCGTTGGAGATTTTCAGAACAGGACGTGAGAGAGTTTATCGAGCGGCGGCGCAAGTTGAGCGGGCAAAAGAAAACAGAAGACAAAGATGCGGCTTAGCCCGTGGGCACTGGCAGCCCGCCTGGAAACGTCGCCACCAGTGCCCAACGGACCCACGCTCATTATACCAGCACTAGCCAGGAACATTGGTTCAATGCGCCATTTTTCACACAATGTTCACACGATTTCCTTGACCAGGCAGGCAGGAAAGCGTAGAATGCAGGCAGGAACCTCGGGCGCCCGAAAGGGGGAACCGGCAAAGGTCGTACCAGCTCGCAAGAAGTTAATTCAAGCGTGAGCGAAGAAATAGAGAATTGGAGCGTACCGCTTCTCTCTATCTCTTTGCTCACGCTTTTTTGTTGCGTTAAGTGCACGATGTGGTTATCATAGTGAAATAATTTACGAAAGAGGGACGCACAGCGTTTCGCCAAAATAAGCGAAACGCCAGCTGGACAAGAGCTGGCGTCTCAAGGAGGAATATCGTGAATGTAACCGCTGTTACATTTTTTGGAAGTTATACAGGTATACTACACCATGCTTCCAAAAACATCAATACCTCCGTGGGGAGTGTACCTGTCGCTTGGGTGAAAGTCAACCTCCTGCTGAAGGAGGTGAGGCGATGACGCAGACAGCCTCTCACAGCGCAGCCTACTACGAAAAAGTCATCGAAGCGCAGAAGCGCATCATCAACACGCAACGAGCTGAACTCGCCTGGTTCACCAACAGCGCGTTGCCCATTGCAGCGCGGTATGCTGGCTATGCCACTGAGAAGTTCACCCAGGACCACAAACCAGGCGAGGATGGCCGCTATAAGGCGTATCTGCCGGACATGGCAGATGAAAGCGGCGTCTCAGCGTCTACCATTTCACGCGGTATCCAGACGCTTGCCGCTGCGACAGAGGCCCTCGACAAGTACACGCTGGATGAATGGGATGAGGACGGCAACAAGCACAGCACGCTCTACATTCAACCGACTGACCTGTTTTCCCGCCCATCTGAGATCAGGCCCACAAAAGACCTTCCCCAACACGGTGGAAAGCGCGTCAAGATTTGCACGTGTGGCAGCGAGAACATCGTCGAGAAGAAACTATGGGTGTGTGCTGATTGCGGAACAGTCTATAAGGACTTTAAGCCGCGCCCGGTGAATACCCCGTTGCAAGATGAAATGGGTGAATCCGAATCGAGTGAAGAGCAGGCCATCGATCCGGAGGCGTTGCAAGTTGCAATCCTTACGTCTGTAGACACAGGCATTTCATCTTGCAACGGCTTGCTTGCTCACCAGGAATTGCAGGCGCTTGCTCAATGGGTTGTCGTGCGCGATAAAAAACCCTACGATGCAAAACTGACCGAGGCCCGCGCAAAATATGCATGCGACTATACCGACCCTGCCTGCTGGGCAACGTATGACCAATGCCTCGCAAAATTGCAGGAGTCGCAATCCTGGACCCTTCCTTATACGCACGTCGGCTTCTGTTTCAAAAAAGGTGGCGGCCTGGTCGGGATCGACCGAGATAACAGTCTCGCGCCGCTTATCGATTCGTACGGTGAAACATCCACGCGCGGCGCGGGCAACCATCAATTTGCGCATGGCGAGCTGCCCCGCAATATCAAACGGAGCGACCTGGGCATAGAACTGTATGATCATGACCGCTTTTTCGTCTGGACCGGGAACCACCTGGCAGGGACGCCATTGCAGATACAGGACAGGCAAGAGCAAATCAACGCCTTGTTTGCGGAGATTGCGCCCCCAGTTCGCGAGGATATCCCACGGCCGCAATTCACCTGCTCTCGATCTGATGAGGAGATTCTCGACAAGGCCAGGAACGCCAAAAACGGCGCAAAGTTTAGAGCTTTGTATGATGATGGCAACACCGCCGGCTACGCTTCGCAAAGTGAGGCAGACCAGGCGCTGTGCGAGTTGCTTCTCTATTGGGCGGACGCCGATGTGTCCACGGTCGAGCGGCTGTTCGAACACTCTGGCCTTAATCGCGAGAAATGGGAGCGTGCAGATTACCGGGAGCGAACCATCAATCGTGCGCTTGGGCTTTCGCGCCGAAAGTGGGTGGCCGCGTGACACTGGACCTGGAGGAATTGCTTCGTCAGGTTCGCGCGTACGATATGCTTGTGATAAGCCCTACGGAAGTATGGCCGTCGCCGTGGGTGACCGGTGAAATACAAACGGCTCTGGTGGAGCATCAAGACAACGTGGCGCGGCATCTGGAATGGGGCGATGCCCGATTGTGCGTCGACCCGGGCCTCCATCGTGACAAACATCACGGATGGATCTATCTTGGCCGCGGCCGGTGGACCTGCAAGCTGTGTGTGCAGCTGGACCGCTCGATATCCGCTTGAGCGGATGTCAGTGATATTATTATAAGGAACGGAACGGTGAAAGGCAGGAGCATGATAGAACAGGACGCGCGTTTACTCGAAGCGTTTGCCCAGCTTGAACTCGGCTACGATCGGGCACAGGTGCACCAGATTGGTAACGGTGAGTGGGTGGTGATCCTGGTCCCGGCCATCGGTCGGGAGGACGTGTATTACTGTTGGGACGCATCGGACTGGCGGGCCTACATGCGGGCCAACCCGCGTAAGGACCCCGAGGAGGCGAAGGTGAAGAAGCAGCGCGGGCGGTCACCGCGGGCGGAAGAAGAAAGCTATCAAACGGCCATAGATTACACCACGCCGCACGAGGTGTTGCTGGCGGCGCTGTGAGAGGAAGGCGAACATGAGAGCAACTATAGAAGAAAAGCGACTGGCCAAGCAAGCCGAAAAGCAGGCTGCCCTTGAGCGGATTGACGCGTTGCAGCAGCAGTTCGTTGAGTTGCTCTTAACAGGCAAGTCGATTGCGGAGGCAGCCAGGCGATTGCGGATAGGGCGGCGAACTGCTACCTATTGGATGCAAGAGGACTCACTCGTGCGCTATGCCTACGAGCATGAGCGGCAGAAGGCGGCTACCGAGTTTAGAGAACGCATTACAAAATTGCATGACCTGGTGCTGTCTGCGCTTGAGGATGCGCTCTCATCTGAGACAGACCCCGACGTGCGTATCTCCGTTGCCAAGTTCATCTATAGCAGCAACCTGGCCCAGTATGGCACGCTTGCGCCGCTGCCTGATGCTGAGCGCCTGGTCAATGATGTGCTGACGGAAGCCCAAAACGTAGCCGTGTTCGGTCTGAATGACCCCGGCCGCATTGAGCTCGTCGAGGATGAGTAGTGCGCGTTTTTGCGCAGAATTGCGCATATGTTGGGCCAGACAGAAAGGATGAGTCTATGGCAACACTGAGCGAGCTGCTTCCCTATCTTGAAAAGCAGTACGTCATTCAAAATGTCCGGGGCGAGTCATTTCGCATGGTTGATTCCTGGGTTGAGTGGCGCCATCTCACCTGGTCCGGTCGCCATGAGGTAGAAAAATGTAGCCTGGCCCAGGTGTCCGGCATCAAAGATCTGTGGGACTACGGCGTCGTGTTTTGCGACCAGGGCGGCAAGAATCCCTTTATTGAGACGGAAATAGCCAGGATCGACGAATTGATTGCGCGTGGGACGCCTGGCATCGGCTACATACAAAAGGAGGAACGATGAACATAGAAGCCTTACGCGAACGAGCAGCGGCGATGACGGAAGCCCAGCTTGTTTGGTGGCTGTGGGTCTTCGAGCACATGGCACAGATAGAAGCGCGACTTGACGATCTGGAAGCAGGTGTGATGCGTGGTCGGCGTCCGTCTGATGGGGCTGTGGCTGATATCCAGGAGATGCTACGCAGCGAGTTGCGGGCCCGCATTCTCACGAAAAGTGGGAGGCAGCCGTGATGGACACAGCCGGCGAACGAGCGGCCTTTCGTAAACGGCTCGTGGATCTAGACAATGTGGAGCTGACCCAATGGGCGTATCTTGTCGGGTTGGCCCAGCGCATTGACACCGAGCTTCTCGCCTACCACGCGCTGTTCGGGGCGCCGGCCAGCGAACTCGACCCACCGCCGTCCACCGAACTGGCCGGCATTCAGCTTCTAATAACCCAAGAGATCAAGCGCCGCAACGCTGCTAAAGCAAAGTTACATACACTACACACAGAAGGAGAAGAGAACCATGCCAACACGAACGGCAGCCATTGAATTTAAGGACATCCCGGCCAGCGAGATGCGCGCGACGAACGATCGTCAGGGCATTATAGAGGGCCTGGTATCCAAAACTGGGAACATCGATCTACAGGACGATCGCGTGTTGCCCGGTGCCTGGCGCGACACCATCAAATCGGCGTATCAACGAAAAGCGAGCGGTGATCCGTACCTGGTCCCGTTTTTGTGGAGCCATAATTTTGACGCTCTGCCGCCGGGGGGCGTGTTTTACCTGGATGAAACGAAGCAGGGGCTGTTCGCAAAAGTGCAGCTCAATCGTGAAATTCAGAGCGGCGCGGAGTTATATGCCAGCTATAAGGCCGGCACAGTGTCCAAACAAAGTATAGGGTACCGCACAGTAACCAGCGACTACGAGAAAATTGAGGGCAAAACAGTGCGCAACTTGCGCGCTTGCGAGCTGCTCGAATGCAGCGCCGTGCTCTTCCCGGCCAACCCAATGGCCGTAGTTACGGCAGTAAAAGGAGGGAGTTCCATGTTCGCACGAACAAAAGATTTCAACTCGAACTACCAGGCCCAGCAATTGGACGACTGGCAGTATGACGATTGGAGCGGCATAAGCAGTGCGCTCCAGCAAAGCATTATGGAATTGTTCGCACCAGGACGCGCACCGCTCGCTGACTTTGAGCGTGATGTGCTCCCTGGCCTGCTTGCCGCCTTACGACAGTACATCCAAGATGGTATTAATCTGGGCTTTTCGACGGCGCCAGCCTCCGCGCAAGAGGTCTACGCGATGTCCATGTCCGGCGCCGGCTCCGAGAGCAAGGCGGGCTACTTGAACGCTTCAGATCATGCTGCCATCAAGGAATCGAGCAGCATGATTATGAAGCATGCCAAAATCATCGCGAGCGCATCGGCACGAGTTGAAAACGCGAACGCCCGCGCGAGGGCAAATGCCTTGCAAGGGTATCAAGTTTACTCCGACCAGGCTTCAGCGCCGTCGTACTTCGAGCAGAAAGAAGCCGAAGAGGACATCCGGCTGCAGCTCTCGTTGATCAACACCCGGCTGCAAGTCGATGCGGCGCTGCGCGAAGGCAAGGAGGCGCTTATAGAAAGCACGCCTTCGCCGACAGCCGGCGTTGAAAGGGCGATTGCGGCACTTGCCGCTCGCTGGAAGCAGCAGGGGAGCTGAGGTAGTAGAGCATGAGTGAGGGCCCTTTTGTGAAACTCAGCACAGCCACGCCGCGCACAACACAAGCGTTTGTCCCTGAGCATCTCAGCGCACAATGGCTGGCCCGGCTCGATAAGGAAGTTGGGGAGCTGGTGGCAAAGACGGGTGGGTACTTTGATCTCACCTTGATTTTCCGCGGCCAGGCGCGGCCAATCACGAAGGTGTCATATGAGGTGAGGGAAGCCCGATCAACGGTTGTTGATTAATAGAGCGCCGGCGCGCTGAGCCGGCAAACCAATAAGGCACTATCAGTAACGTTATAAGCCGATTTACGGGTGCTTTCAGATCTCTTCATGAGGTCTGGAAGTGCCCTTTTTTATTGGTGAACGAGGGAGGGAGCAATGAACAAGAACAAGCCGGCTGTTGTCCAACAGCACACCAGGTATGTGTACACGCTGCCTGCTGACCGCATCAGAGTGCAGGGGCTTGGCATGGCGATGGGCTGCATGGCTGCACTGCGCGATTATCCGCAGGTGCTCACTAATCGTGACGCGATTGAGGCGCAGGCGAGAACCGGGTGCTTATCACTCAACGTGTTCTTCGCCTCGCCTGGCTGGCAGTTGACGAACGAGTTCGGTCAGTTCTGTGAATTGCTCAGCGAGCAGTACGTCCGGGGATATGAGAAAGATGGTCATGTCTATCTGCTCTGTGAGGCAGACTACCGCGAGAACAAACAAGAGACGGACCGCATCGGCTGGGCTGTCGTGGCGGCCCTACTCGTTGACGAGTGCATTCGACAATTGGAGGAAACATCATGAGCGTGATGATGGGTGACATTCTTGTCAAATATCGCGCCGACATCTCCAATTTGTCCAGTGGGGTCAAATCGGTCAAGTCCGAGATGTCCTCGGTGACGTCAACCGCGAAAACGTCTGGTGAGAGCATCTCGGGCAGCCTGAAAAAGGCCGGCGCGGGTGCTGAGGAGGCGTCTGGTGGCTTTAAGCATATGCTTGCAAGTGCGGCAGGCTTTGCTGCTGGTTTTTCTGTCGTCGAGCTTGCCGGCAAAGCGCTTGATTTTCTCAAGGACCAGGTGGCCGAAGTCATCAAGGTCACAGAGGCGCATCAACTGGTCGCAGCGCAGACGAACCAGGTGCTCAAATCAACCCATGACGTTTCGGGAGAGACAGCCGGCTCACTCAACGAGCTTGCCGACGCATTTTCCACAACGACCATGTTTTCTCACGATACCGTGCAGAGCGGTGAGAACCTGCTACTGACCTTCACCAACATTGGCAAGAATATCTTCCCGCAGGCCACACAATCCATTCTTGATCTCTCCCAGGGCATGCACCAGGACCTGCAAACAAGTGCCATCCAGGTGGGCAAGGCATTGAACGATCCCATTGCAGGATTGACCAATCTTTCACGCATCGGGGTAACGTTCAGTGCGTCGCAAAAAGAGATGATCAAGAACTTCATGGCATCGGGCCAGCAGGGCAAGGCACAGGCCGTGATCTTGGCAGAACTCAATAAGGAGTTTGGGGGAAGTGCCGCCGCTGCCGGTAAAACGTTCCCCGGCGCGTTGCAGATCCTCAAAAACACGTTTGAGGATTTACGGATCAAGATTGGGACAGCCGTCATGCCCATCCTGACGCAATTCATGCAGTGGTTCAGCAAAAATGGTATGCCGGCGATATCCTCGTTCGCTAGTTTTCTCACCGGCACCCTCATTCCTGGCTTCCTGAAGATCGTCTCAACGGGCGTGGCCGTGGTCCAGTTCTTCCAGAATCTCGTCACCTGGTTTAAGCAGGGATCGGCGCCTGCCATTGCGCTAGGGGCTGCGCTTGCTGCTGTCGCTGCTGGTCTTCTGGCGATGAAGATCGGGCAATTTATTGCCTCGTTGCCGGCGCTCATCCTCCGGCTCGGGGTGTGGGCCGCCGGTCAATGGGCGGTTGCCGCCGCTACCATCGCGACCGCTTTACCCTATATCGCGGTGGCCGCGATCATAGCTGTGGTCGTGATTGGTATCATTCTGGCAATCCAGCATTGGGGGCAAATCACGAAGTGGTTGGGCGATGTGTGGGCCACGGTCTCAGGCTGGATAGGAGCCCGCTTCTCCTGGCTTGGCGGGGTTGCGCACGTAGTAACGTCAGCGATAGGCTCTGCATTCAGCTGGCTTGGCGGGGTAGCGCACGCGGTAGGGGCAGCTATAGGAGCCGTGTTTGATTGGATCGGCACCCGGATTGCCATCTGGCTGTCGGCCTGGCGGCTGGTGTTTTCGCTCGCAGGCGCTGCATTTTCTCAATTTGGCTCATTCATTCAAAGCATCATCTCAGCTATAGGCGGCGCATTTTCCGGGCTAGGCTCGCTCATATCCGGGGTGTGGAATGGCATCGTCGGGGATATCAGGCAGGCCATCAACTGGATCATCGGCATGATCAACGGCTTCATCGGCGGTATCGACAGTATTGGCATTGATCTCGGGCCAATCCACATTCACCCGAATATTCCACAAATCCCGTATCTGGCATCGGGCGGCTATATTCAGTCAACCGGCATTGCAGTGGTACACGCAGGCGAGAGCGTGATCCCGGCACACGCAAGCGCAGGCGGCTATGGTGAGCATGTCACCATTATAGAAATCGATAGTGTGGTGATGGCACGGGTAGTGAACAAGGGGACGGACCGCCTTGTTCGCTTAAAACTTGGAGCTGGCGGGAGAGCGCCTTAGCTCTCCCTCTTTCCCTTCTGATGCTTCTGAAAGTCCAGCACTTTAGTAGGGGTGTCCAGTTCCTTTGGTAGTTCGAGTGTCCCCTCGATCATCGTATCACGAGCATCAGCGCACGGATCACACCGGTAATAGGTCTCTTCATCTTCTTCTATCTTTCGATAGGACTGCCAGTGCTCCGAAGGCACCATGCACACCTGTGCGTCACCTCTGTTGAGCAACAAATAAATCTCGAGTGGATGAGTGTTGACCACCTGGAAAAGCTCAAACAGCTTTCCTTTGTCTGATCTGTGCCCCACATAGAGTTCTACTTGTAGCCTGGTGATTGTCTCGTCCGTAAAGGTCGGATCCATCATTCGTTGCTTCACCTCTTCAGGATCCGGATATCGACGAATCCACAAATCAACCTCGCCTGATCGTACCAGTTCGAGAAATTGTTCTAACGTCATGTGCAATTTCCTTTCAAAATGCCTACCCCTGGCGGTCCCCGCCCCAACAGCGCTACGAAGAGGGAGCGGCGTATATCGCAGCGCTGAGGGGCAAGGCTAGCCCTGACCGCGTTAGCGGTAGCTGCCGTAAAGGCAGCGTTGGGCGTAGCTACTGGCGCTCATTTGGGCAGCAAGGAGTAGACTTTTCGCGTACTAGAATGTATACTTGAAGAGTAAATTTATCGTGGCCTGGGACAAGACTATATCAGGGTATTTTGCAGAGGGCGTTACGCTCGCATCAAGCCCGGGGGGCCCGGAGGGGGCCACGATGAATTCATCGCGCACTGGACTCATTAGCATGCTTCTACTCCTTGCTGCCCAAACGAGCGCCACTTGCCCCTCAGCGCTTCGATGAGCGCTACCCCTTCTTCGTAGCGCTGTTGGGGCGTGCGCCACTCGACTTTACCACCGCGGGATACTATCCCTCGCCAGAACACGTTTTTTACTATGCCCAGGTAACGATCCATTTCGGAGGCAAACAGGAGTGCACTACTAGCATCCTCCATGTAGAAGTAATGACCTTGAGTGACATACCACTGACGTATGTCTTCTTGAGAGGTGACGACGAGGTTGTGCAATTGCTCATCAAGGTCGTACCCGGTCATCCCAAAGGGA